CGTGAGGGCTCCCTGGTGTGACGCGAGTCACGCTATAAAATTCCCAAATCAGTCCGTGTCAGTACGGGCGTATCTGGTTTGTTCTTTAACGTAAGGAAAACTACAATGCCCCTACGTCGCCGATCAAAAGTTACGTTTGTGAATGCCGTGCCTCTATTTGTTCAAGCGAGGCCTGACATTTCGCACCCCCCGGAGGAAGAACCGGGTTTGGCAGGTGACGTGCCGGTGCACTTCTTTGTGCGCCACATCACGGATGATGTGTCGGATCCGATGCCTCAAGTCTATGCGAAGCCGAGTCTCCGTAGTTCAGATCGTATTGTCCGAGAGTTCCCTAATGCGGTCGTAATCCGCCGAGTTACTAAAGGCGGTAAGATTCGCATAAAGATCGTCAAGGGCAAGCGTCTGATCTCAGGAGTTCGGTGGACCATCCAACCTGACAAGATAAACCCAAAAACGGGTTTACCGAGAAAGAGAGGTGGTTTTCTCCGCACTAGATTCTATACGTCGGATCCTAGGGATTATGGTCATGAAGGGAGCTTTTTCAAAAGAAGCCACTTACTGGAATATTCGACTTACGTAACAAATAAGTCGTTCCCAGGATGGGACTTCTCCGATCAGGTCTCCGGCGTAGTAAGGTATCAGGGGCATCTCGTCCCTAATCTCCCAATCGTCGGTACCCTTCCAACCGTCCCCTTAACACCCGATGGGTTTCTGGACATACCAGAACCTATCACCGACATAAAACTCTACGAGGTAGGGTCTATATGTTGGAATCGCTCGAAACCGACGGCGCCCTCTGGCGCCTTAGGGCAAGCGGTTGGTGAAATCCGTGAGTATCCAAAGGTCCCATCTGCTCAAACGTTGGAGCAACTCAGAAGTTTCTCCTTCGATATGAGTAAGATGCGACCCATGGCTAGCGTATTCCTAAATACGCAGTTTGGGTGGCTACCATTCCTCAATGATCTCAGAGATCTTGTTCAGAATACTCTGAATATCCAGCAACATCTGGCCCAGCTCCGTCGTGATAACGGTTCTGCGGTGAGGAGGTATTATCAGACTCAGGCTTACGACGATAAAGTAGAGGATCCAGTCGAATACCTTGCCGCTGATGAAGCGCTTCGGTATACCGATTGGCCTGTACCCTATTCGAACGATCCCCGAGCCATTGTAGTAGGACCAGTAGAGCGTGTACGTATATTGCATACACGATACGACTATCGGTTCGCTGCCAGGTTCAGGTATTTCATCAACTTCGACAGACTTGTCGAGATGGACCCGAAAACTTGGAACGCGCTGATGGGCGTGTTGTATGGGGGCGATCTAACCCCTGCTCTAGTATGGCAACTCATGCCCTGGTCTTGGTTGGTTGACTGGTTTTCTAACGCCAGTGAGGTCATCAGCAACATCTACGCTGATCCGTTCTCCAACCTTGTAGCAGACTACGCGTACATTACCGGTCGGTATCGAAGAATGGAGACTTGGCAATACAAAGTACGGCTTGTAAACAGAGCCGAGCCTTATTACTTCCAAGCTTCCGACATACTCGATTGGAAACGGCGGGTACGCGCTACGCCTTATGGATTTGGCATAAGCTTAAGCTCTCTGAGCCCAAAGCAAACTGCCATCCTTCTCGCGCTAGGACTGACCCGAGCGCGCAACAACTGATCCGGAACTTACCGGACAACTTGAGGTATCTCACATGCTTGATAACAGCCAAATTTCGGCCCCTAACCCCGGCGTGAGTGGAGAGGACACGGTCGTCGATAAGACGTTGACGGCTCGTGAATTCCTCATAACTCCCACCGGTGACGACGTCACTATGGTCGCAGTCTCACGCGGTGACATGCGTAGCCGCTATGCGTCTCCGGATAACACCCTCAACTTGACGGTGTCTCATTCGATCGCAAAGCGAATACGCAGGCTCTACCGTTTGGACTTTGAAAAAGTGTCGGCGGACCCGTTCACACCTGCACTAAACATTCAGGTGAGGGCTTCTGCTTTTATCGTTCTCGATGAACCCAAAAGAGGGTTCTCACGGGAAGAGATGCAGGGCCTACTGGTTCGCCTCGTCGCAAGCGTACTGGGCAACGGACAAGCATTCGTGGCCGGCGAATCGTGACCTGCAACCGCAGGCATTGATCGCAACCCACGACAAAGGAGAAATCCCATGCTTAGAACATTGCTTGACTACGTTGGTACGTGCGTTGATCACGTGATCGAAACAAGCCGTACCCTCTGGACAATTTTCAGAGGGCCGTTTTGAAACGATCATGTGCATAGCGCACACGGGCACCCCGTAACTGGGGGCGTGCTGTGGGCTGTGGGACTGGAATGAGTTAACCCCTCTATAGGAGTAGCCCATGAAAAGCCAGTCGATCCTCGTACTACTCGACATCTTGAAGGATGCGAGTATAAGTCTTCGCGTCAACACCATCCGAGATGCGAAGTGCATCTTGGAACGTGTCAAAAGGGAGGGCGTGTCATTTCTAACACTAACCCTTCCCGACTTTTGCACAGACTTTGAAAAGAGTCTGAGCGACGGTCGTGTGTCCACGTCTCGCTTCTTAGCATTTAAGAAGCGAGGAGCGCTCCCACGTTTTCTCGGGGGTTTGCTCGGACTGATCTTTGACACTAAGTCTGGAGAGTTACTCCAAGAACCGAACGTAACCGCCATTCTCTTTGTGCGTCAAATAACACTGATGCACAAGAAGATTGAGCTTCCTTGCTCTCGAGCGAGAAAGCTTAAGGCAGTACGCGCATACTTGGAGACAAATGAGTCTTGTTTGTCGTGGACGGTTTGCGCCCAGGCAGCGGCTTTGCAACCGCTAACTCCTGGGTTCCCGCGTAGGGAACCCGCTATGGCGAGATTACTTTCGCCATATGGTGCAACTTGGTCAGAAGAAGGTGAGGATTTAAGTGAGATTGCCCATTGCTGGGGTACTCGCTTCGACCCAGACCATCGAGGTGAGGCTTTACGTCCTCATCCCGATAATTTTCTTAAGACCGAGGTTCAGCGTCCACCCGGTGAAATGTCCGCAGCAGAACTTAAATGGACACTTCAGTACGAAGGTTATCTAGCCATGTTTAGGCTGATATCGTACGAGCTGTGGTCTAGGGTGATCGACGATCAGGCATTCTTGCCCGAGAATCTTATCCCGAAACACGGCCCCGGTGCTACTGCGGAGCGCATCAAAGGAAATGCGAAATACAAACTCCGTAGTTGGCATGACAGACTAGAAGCGTGCTTTCCGCTTGACCTTTTCGGCATCCCTAACTGGGGTCACCAAGAGGCTCTCGCGGACGTACGTTTGCTCGCCCGGGAAGACGAACCACCCGTGAGGGTCGTTACGGTTCCCAAGACCTTGAAGGGGCCACGTGTGATCTCCATTGAGCCTGTTTGTATGCAATATACACAACAGGCTGTGATGGAGGTCCTTGTGAGGCAACTGGAAAAAGGGAATAGAAACCCGAAATCCGGTTCCTTCGCAGAAGGAGTCCTGAATTTTTCCTCTAACCAGAGGAATCAGGATTTAGCGCTCAAGGGGTCCAAGGATGGCAGCTATGCCACACTTGACCTCAAGGACGCATCCGACCGTGTACCCTACTCGCTGGTACGCTTGATGCTAGCTCACTGCCCGCATCTTTGGGCAGCGTGTGATGCGTCTCGCTCTCACCAGGCCCGTATACGTAAGGATCTATGTCCCTTCGTAGACGGAAAAGCCGCAGCACGGGGGC